TTTGTATATATAAAAATATTAATAAATATTAATTATGGTAATAAATAATATAGTTTTTTTCAGTAATAAAAATATATATTTTTAATAAAAATAATAGTCTAAATTTAGTATAATTATTTAATTCTTTTGTCTAATTATATTATAAATGAATAATGAAAATTTTATTATTTATTTGAAAGAAATGAATAATAATTGTATTTTAAAACAAAATGAACAAAAAAAACATCATATAAAAAATATATTTAAATTTGATGAAATAATAGATAAAATTACAAATAATGATGATATTAATTTATTATATATTACATGTTTTGAATATATAAATGATGAATTAAATGAATCGACAAAAATAAAAATTAGAGAAAATATATTAAATCTAACAATAAAATATAAATATATTAGTAATTTTCATGAATTAGCATTAGATATATTAAAATTTTATAATTGTTTATAATTCTTTGATATATTCTAGTCCATCATTATATTCGATATTCCAATCATTATAAGCATTAACATATGCGATATCTAATCTACAATATGGACCAGATGCACATAATAGACCAATATACTCAATATTAATTTCTTTATCTTTTTTTTGATTTTTAAAATATTCATAAATTTCTGAATTATTATTTTTTAAGTAAACTAATAACTTCATATTATTTTCATTTAAATGAGATTGATAATCCCATATATCTAAATTATCTAAAATACCATGTTTTTCAATTGCATAAATAAATGATAATTCTTTATCTTTTTTTTTTATATTTAATTCATTAAATTTATTAATTTCATCTATAACATTTTTTGGTATTGAAATCCAAAAATCGGAATTTATAATATCATTAATTTTATTAGTATAACTTTTAATATTTTCATCAAAATAATTGGAATTATAAAATGATTCTAATTCACTTTTCTTATAATTCCACCATAATGTATAACTGTTTAAATTATATATATTAATATCTCTTTTAATGAATTTTTCATATTCTTCACCATTTTCTTTTTTATAATTACTATATTTACATGATAAATATTCTTTTAATTCGATTCTTTTATTATTAATTTTTTTAAGACTATTATTATACATATTATAATTGAGAATATTTGTTACTAATTTATGTAAATTACTATAATTATATATATTAACTAATTCAAATAATAGAGGATATTTTGAAATTATTGTATTACCATATGGTATAATTAATTCAGCTCCTTTTATTCTGTATTTTTTTCCATATTCATCACTCTCTTCATATTTGTTATTATCATCTTTATTATTTTCATTAATAAAATTTATAAATGATTGTGATAAATTATATCCACCGTAACAATTATTATATAAAACTGGTTTTTTTTCTTCTGATTTATTTTTTATATAATCAGAAATTGATTTATTTATAAATCTTTGAGATACATTATAATTTTTAATTAATTCAAAAACCATTGAATTAATATTTGATAACAATAATTCAATATTAGGATCCATTTTGATAATAATTATTAAATTTATATTTAAATAATATAAAAATGTTATTAATTATTGATAACAGTATAAGAATTAATAAATCATCATATATACATAAATTGAAAGAAGCATTAAATGCTTTAAAAATTCCATATCATGAAGTTAATAAAATAAATGTTAAAGAACTTGAATCAATTAAATCAAAGGTTAAAGGAATAATTATATCTGGAAGTAAAATAAAATTATCTCAAAAAACTTTATTTACTAGTTTTATTCATGATATTTATTATTTATTAAATATACCGAATATACCAATTTTAGGATTATGTTTTGGTTCACAAATATTACATTTATTAAATGATGGAAAATTAAAAAATAGAAAGGAATATTTATGTGAAATTAGAAATATAAAATTACATGAAAATCATAAATTGTTTGATGGTTTAGATAATAGTAATGAATATATTAATCCGATGCAATTTTGTTTTTCAGATTTAATACTACCAATAAATAATGAGAAAATAAAAGAAATTGCTTGGTTAAAAATAAATAATAAAGAAGTACCATGTGGTTTTGAATATAAGAAGAATGTATTTGGATTATTATTTCATCCAGAAGTTTTAGAGTCTTCTTGGAAAATTTTAGATAATTTTGCAAAATTATCTGGAATAAAAATAAGTAATGAATAAAATAATTAATAAGAAACAAGAAGAATTTATAAATAAATATAAAAAATTAAATGTAAAGAAAAATAATAAATTAGAATATGAAGTTATTAAATATAAAGTAAATATAGAAGACAGTAATGATAAATTAAAAATCATTATATTTAAAGGAAAAACTGAAAAAGAATTTATTACAAAATTTAATGTAAATAATGAAATAGAAGTTGAAGGTATATTTAAAGCCTTTCTTAATGATTTTTTAATAAAAGGAACTTTATCAGAATTATATAATATAGGAAATAGAGAAAGATTATTTAGTAAATATACACGAAATGAAAATAATATTAAAGAAACAGGAAAAGAACAGAAAAAACCAATAAAAATTGGTACTAAATTTTATCCTATATTGGATAATACAGAATATAAAGTTGTAAAAATTACAAAAGACAAATTCAAAGAAATTTCCAAATTAGATTTATTTCCAAAAAATATCAATGGATTACCAACAATATTAACTAAATATAGTGGAAATATATATGGCAACACACATATAATTAAAATAAATGACTATATACGTGTAGATAATGATAATTTTTATAGGATATATGGTCCAGCTTTTGATTTAACATATATTATAAATAAAAATAAATAAATCATATATAAAAATTAATTATAATTCGATAAATATTCATTAAATATTTTTGAAGTATCATTAATTATTTTAAAATAATTACCACTATAAAAGTTTAAACATTTACATAAATTATCTTCTTCATTTAATTCATATAATTCTACATCATCTTTACATTCATTTTTAATTATATCATTAAATCTATTCATGGCATCTTGTAAATTATCATATTTACGTAATATCTGTTTATTTTCACGTATTAAATACATAGTATAAATATTAATTAAAATAATTTTATATAATAAATAAAAATTGAATATTATTAAAATTATAAAGTTTTATATAATTTTTAAGTAAATATTATTATTAATACACATATAAATGATATATTATAAAAAAGAAATATTATATAATATATTTTGCTCAATATTATTAATAATTAGTAATGTTATATTATATTCTTTTATATTTAAATATAAAATTATTCTAATTCCATTTATTATTGTATTATTTGCATTAATTAAATTATTAATATTTTTAATATTAATATTAATAATTAATATAACAAATAAAATAAATCAAAATGAAATAAATTTATTTTGGTTTATTTGTTCATGCATTTCAAGTTTTATATTATATTATTTTATATTTAAATATAAAATAATTTTAATTCCATTTATTGTTTCAACTGTAGCAATAGGTAGTATTGGATATCATATTATAAAACAATATAATTATGATAATTATAATACATTTATAGATTTAGATAATGAAAATATATCTACACAAATAAATATTTATTTATATAAAAAAAATAAAAATAATTTATCGGACTCAATGTTTATTTATAATAAATTTTTAGATTATCGGGATTATGATTGTTATTATAATAGTTTTGGATATAAACATAAAATATTATATATTACACCATTATTAAATGATGAAAAAATAAATGATAATTGTGTTATTTGTCAAGATAATTTATTAAATAATGAAGTTTTAATAGAATTATATATTAAAGAAGATACTCAAAGTATTAAATTAAATATATTATCAATTCCAATTATTAAATGTAAATGTTGTAAAACAATTGTACATCTAAAATGTTTGAATAGTTTTATAGAATATAATAATTATATATCATGTCCAGTTTGTAGAGATTAGTTTATAAAAATTTGATTAATATATAAAAACTTAATTATATATTATTGTAATTAAGATGGAAAGACCAAGTTGGGATGACTATTTTATGAATATTGCAGAAGTAATTAAAACAAGATCACCAGATACAAAAACTAAAGTAGGATCAGTTTTAGTATCAAAAAATGATAATAGAATTATTAGTACAGGATATAATGGATTACCTAAAAATATGGATGATAAAAGTATAGATTGGAATAATAGAGAAGATATTAGAAATAAAATTATTCACGCAGAAGCAAATACACTTTTATATGCTCAAAGTAAATTTGAAGATGCTGTATTGTATTGTACGCTTAGTCCTTGCAAAGATTGTTTAAAATTACTTAGTGCTGCTAAAATTAAAAAAATTATTTATAAAGATCAATATAGAGACATTGAAATGGTAAAAGATTTATGTAAATATTTTAATATTGAATTACAACAATATAACTAAATTTTATTTATAATTAAAATAAATATTAATTAAAATGTTATATGGATTATTTTTATCAATTTTATTATTATGTTTATTAATATAAAAATTTTCTATTAATTTTTGAATTTGTTCATCAATATTATCTAATTGATTTTTTTTATTTTTTTCATTATATTCACCAAATAATTCTTTATTATATTTTTTAATATTATCATCAGTAATTATTTTTGTAATTTTATTTGTATTAGTATTAAAATATCTTACTGAAATAGGTAAAACTTTTGATATTTGTTTTAAATTAAATAAAAATATCATTATAATTGTAATTATAAATATATATTTTATATAATAAATATCTTATATTTAAATAATTATTATAAAAATAAAAATAAAATTTTATAATTAAATAGACTAAAGTTATTTTTTAAGATATTTATCATATTATTTATATTATTTCGAATCATATAAATCTTTTAATTTTGATAATTAATCATTTTAATATTCTATTTTTTATATTTAAATTTTTAATTTTTAAAAATATAAAATACTTATTATATATTTAAAAAATTTAATTAAAATAAAATCTGAAGATCATCAAGTCGCCAATATTCTTTGACACCGTCTGGTAATTTTCTACAAATCATCATAGGAATTTTTCCTTGTTTTAATTCATCAATAGCAATTTTAATAGCATCAAATGGTACATTTGGATCAATAGGAATATTAATAGGACTTCCTCTTTGAATTTGTTCAGCTCTAGCACCTATAATTTTAACTTTTTCATATTTAGATAAAATATTTTTAGATTTATTTTTATTAGGATCATAATTTTTCATAATATCCGCGAAATCTTCAATTTTAGTATATGTTGTTGTCATTATTATTTCTTTATAATAATATTAATTAATATTTAAATCAATTTTTTTATTATTTAATTAATTTGATTTCCAGAAATAATTACAATAAGTACAATAATATAAATATTTCATATTTATAAAATCATATTTTAAATATATAACTTCATTATCTTTATCATGTTCTTTAATACAATTTTTATTTGTACATTTAATATTATTAACTCTAGGAAGTGTTGGATCATGATTAATATATTTACTAATATATTGACTATATTTTGTTACATCATCAATTTTATTATCATCAATAACGAGGATACTTCCATTATCTTTTTTTTCTTCGACTTTAGTATCACAATTTTTACAATAATATAATAAATTTTTTTCAGGTGTTGTAGAAACATATAACATATTTTCACAAAATTCGCAAAATTTCATGTTTACTTAATATATATAAAGAATTCTTATATATATTTAAGTATTTAAAAATAATCAAATTTTTTATATTAAATAAAAATTATTCGTTCTTTTTTAATATTTTTATTATTATTACTAAAGTAATAATGAAACTTAATATATATTTTATTCATGCTCAATGGTTAAAAGACCGTGAACGTGTAATTACAGAATTTCAAAAATTGATCACAAAATATACTTTTAAAAATATTAAAACTGTTAAAGTTAGAGTTATAACAGACTATGATCCTAATGAAATCAATGCAGAAATTATAGGAAAAACTGTAAATTATGAACCTATTAAAAATGATGAAAAATTAGGATTTTATAATGGTATGATGAAAAATTTACATATTTTTCAATTATCAAATGCTTTAAAACATTATAAAGCTCTCGAAGAAATATCAAAAAATTCAAATGATGATGATATTAATATTATATTAGAAGATGATATACTTTATGAAGATAAGGTGTGCATGATGATTGAAAAATTAATTGCAGATTTACCTGAAAAATATAATATAATGTTTTTAAGTCTTCCAAATAATTTAGATGAAGCAAGAAAAAAACAAGGAATAAAACATCAAAACACAAATGAATTATTTAGAGTTTTACCATATTGTGATTCTTATATGGTTTCTAAAGAAGCTGCGACAATATTATATGATAATTACTTACCAATTAAATATATTAATAATATTCAATTATCATATGTCATTGAAAAAATAAAATTACAAACATTAATAGTATTACCAAATATATTTATGGATGGTAGTAAATATGGTTTATTTTTGAGTGTTTTAAATCCAAATAATGTTTTATTATTTAATAATGATTATATGAAACTTAAATCATTGATATTAAAACCAGAATTAAATAATGAAGAGAAAAAGGAAATCATGAAAATATTTGAAACATCTATGATTGCTAATAATCCAGATATGATGCATCTTAAGGCATTATATAATATAAATCAAAAAAAATATAAAGAAGCTGAATCAATATTTGAAAATGCTTTAAAAGTATATCAAGCATATAATTGTGTAGTAAATCATGAATCATCATTTTTAAAAGATTATATACGTTTATATAAACATTTACAATAAATGTTTATTTAGTAAAATTCGATATTAATTTTAAAAATTAATAAATATTAAATAAATTATAAATATTGAATTAAAAATTATGATTATACTGATTTTAATAAAAATAATGTATATGAATCCATATACAATATATTATGATATTAATTGTTTAAATAAAATATTAAATAAATTGTTTGATATTATT